CGAAACAGTGGCGATGGGCTTCGCAATTACTGAGGAGGCTATCGAAGATAACTTGTATGACTCTTTGTCAGCACGTTATACAAAAGCACTAGCTCGTGCAATGGCGTACACCAAGCAGGTAAAAGCAGCGACTATCCTAAACAATGCTTTTGACTCAGGTACTACTTATGGAGATGGAGTGGAGCTTTGTTCTACTGCACACCCATTAGTGAGTGGTGGAACTAACTCTAACGAACCAGCGACACCATCTGATCTTAACGAAACTTCTTTGGAAGCGCACGTTATTCAGATATCAAACTGGACAGACGAGAGAGGGCTACTTATTGCAGCAAGACCTCGTAAGTTGGTAATACCACCAAATCTACAGTTTGTGGCAACACGATTGTTAGAAACTGAAGGCAGACCAGGAAGTGCGGATAACGACCTTAATGCACTACGCAATAATGGTTCTATCCCAGAGGGCTACACTATCAATCATTACTTGACTGATACAGATGCTTACTTCCTGATGACTGACGTACCAAACGGTCTAAAGCACTTCACACGTAGCCCAATGGCTACATCTATGGATGCTGACTTTGACACAGGTAACAGCAGATACAAGGCTAGAGAGAGATACTCTTTCGGTGTATCTGACCCATTAGGAATCTTTGGTTCCCCAGGAGCCTAAGAAAAAATCAAAGGGCGGCTTGCGGGTCGCCCTTTTTTACTTTATACTACGCTTACCTTGACAATCACATGGTGTGATTGACTACAGCCACTACAAGGAGGTTCACATGGCTAACACTACGTTTAAAGGCCCTATTAGGTCTGAAACTACAATTAAAACAATCAGTAAAAATTCATCCACTGGTACAATCACAGAAGTTATTACTATGGGTGATGCGCCAGTTGCATTAGGTGATGAAGACAAAACACTTGATAATGCAACGCATAGCGGAAGAGTTCTAGCTGTGCCAGCACTCGCATCCAACAGAACAATAACGTTACCAGCACCAGTTGCAGGAGCTACGTTTAAGTTTATTTATGCAGGAGCAGCAGAAGAAGCAGAAAATCTGATTATTGTCACACCTGGCAATTCTAATTTTTTCTTAGGAAATGTCCAGCATCTAGATACTAACGCAGATAATGTTAGTGTGTATGCAAACGGTAGTTCTAACTCAAAGCTAACATTAACCGATTTTGGAAGCATGGAAATAAACATAGTAGGTAAAGATAGTACAAATTACTATGTTTGGGGTAATGTAGTCTCTGAAGATGCACCTGCTTTTGCTGACCAGTAATAGGAGGTATAAATGGCTAGATCAGATGTAAAAGCCTTTAATCACGATCAAGGTGATGATGCCGCAGTTGTTGGACCTGATAGATCAAGGTTGAGGCAACTTATAGTATTTGCTAATTCAGCTGGGGCTGTAACTATTAAAGATGGTTCAGGTGGATCAGATATATTGGTTCAGAGTTTTCCAACAGGGTTGCATCATTTAAATATTCCAGCTGATGGTATCCTTGCAGAAAATGGCGTTTTCGTTCACGCTTTTACTGGTAGTGGCAACAAACTTACTTTGATGCTTGCATAATGCCTAGTCATGCGTAACGATTATAAAAGAGGCGGAAGAGTCCGCAAAGGCACGGGCATGAAAGGTATGTCCATAAAAAGTGGGGATAAACGCCCCACTAAGTCTGGTGCGGGCATGACGGCAAAGGGTGTTGCTAAATATAGACGGCAGAACCCTGGATCTAAGTTGAAGACAGCTGTGACGGAGAAGAAGCCTACAGGCAAGCGAGCGTCTAGAAGAAAGTCATATTGCGCTAGAAGTGCAGGGCAGATGAAGAAGTTTCCAAAAGCAGCAAAAGACCCTAATAGTAGATTACGACAAGCAAGAAGAAGATGGAGGTGTTAAATGGATAAAAAAACTATGGCCGAAAGCATGGACATCATGCGAAAAGTAAAAAGTCTGCCAAAAGAAAGACAGAGAGAAATGGTTAAAAACCTGAGTAAACAAGAAAAAATGGCTTTTAATGAAATGAATAAAAGATATGGCTCCATGATGGCAGATCAAAAAAGAACCTCCCCAAGAGGCGGAGGTGGAGGCGCATTTACTCAGTTCGGAACAAGTAGTAGAAAAGGTGTTGAACAATTAAGAAAGAAACCATTCGAGTTTTCTCGTGGAGGTGGCGTAGCTACACAGGGGACTAAATTTAGTAGGAACGGCTAATGGCGATCAGTCGCGCACAAATGGGTAAGCAGATCAAAAACCCACCAAACAAAATGTCTAAACTTTCCCAGAAGAGAAAGAAAAAGGCACAAAAAGAAAGAGAGAAGAAAGATGGCGTATTTACAAAGTAATGTACCGTATTTTAAAGCATGGGTAAGACGAGAGTACACGAAGAATTTTATGGAGTATCAAGGAGAGTTTTTACACGTAATGGTTATAGCTGTAACAACAATGCCAAACCGAAGTCTAAGTTTCCAAGTAATATTTACTGGATGTGAGACAGATGACACGGATGAACCAAACGTACATGGTGGAGCTATGTGGGCTAGAATGCCTATAACAGCGTTGGTAGCTGATACCAGTTACGAAGAGTGGCCTACAGAGATGCCACCATACGTAGCACAACCGTGGGATTGTATGTCTCACGATCACTCAGTTTATGTATTGAATAGGGCTACACCCGCCCCTTGGATAGCCAAGGTAGACGGAGAGTTCTATCCTGCGAAATACTATTTTACTGTGGACTACACAAACAGTGAAGTAGCGGACGATCCTGCCCAACACAAACAGAGTCATGTTCTTGAACTGTTAGATGCAGGAGAGTATACAGGTAACATAGTAGCGTTGCCTAACAATCGGGTTCGTGTAACACACCCTGCGTGGTTTGAGACTGGTCAAGGCGCACCAGATTTTAGACCGAATCAACATACTTTTCATTCTAAACAGAACCATGAATACGTTTGGGATACCCAGCGTGTTTTTAATAATCTATACAAAGAGGAGCAAGAAGATGGCGAATAAGAAGAAGAAGATGATGGCTGGCGGTAAAGGAGTCAAAAAGAAAATGTTAGCTGGGGGCAAAGGAGTTAAAAAGAAAATGCTCGCTGGTGGTAAGCAAGTCAAGAAGATGATGGCTGGTGGTAAAACCAAGAAGGGATACGCTGCTGGTAAAACAGTCACAAAGAAGATGATGGCTGGCGGTAAGCAAGTCTCAAAGCCTGACTTCTTAGATCTTGATAATGACGGTAATAAAACTGAACCGATGAAGCAGGCCGCACAAGGCAGAGCCAAAGGCGGAGCTATCAGAAAAATGGCTGGTGGTAAGCAAGTCAAGAAGATGATGGCTGGTGGCGGTAAAGCTAAAAGCATGGCTAAAGGTGGTGCTAAAGGCGGTAAGAAGAAGTCTAAAACCAAAGTGAGAGGCGCAGGTATAGCACAAAGAGGTGTAAGACCCGCGAAGATGAGATAGAGCCATGATGCGTAGATACTATAAAAAAGGGGGCAAGATATGCCCTTCAGGTAAAGCTTGGGCTAAACGTACATTCGATACGTACCCAAGCGCCTACGCTAATATGGCTGCTTCTAAGTATTGTAAAGATCCAAGCTATGCTAAAGGTAGTAAAAGAAAGAAGAAGTAATGGGCGCTTTAAAAGATTGGGTAAAACAAGACTGGGTTCGTATCGGTACTGACGGCAAAATAAAAGGCAAGTGTGGTACATCTAAGGATAAGAAGAACCCAGATAGGTGTTTACCACGTAGTAAAGCTAGCAGTCTTAGTCAATCTCAACGAGCTACTACAGCTAAGAAAAAGAAGCGTGAAGGCGCTAAAGGTAAAACTGTGGTAAAAAATACTAAACCTGCTACAGTAAAACTACGAACGGGCGGACTTGCAAGGAGAAGAAGGCATGGATGAAGAAGAAAAAAGATTAAGAGAGAAATACTTTGATGGTCCAGCTCAAGATATTATGAGCTTACAACAATTCTTTAGACAAAATGGGTATGATCCTAATAAAGCTAAAACAGGCAAAGGTAAAGATGAAACTATCAAACTAAGAGGCGGGGGACTTGCTCGACGTAAACGAAGTATCGCGCGAGGATGCGGTGCTATAATGGCAAACAGAAGAAAGAAAACGCAGTACATATAGGAGATATCATGAAACTTATACAGAATGGTACATTTGCAACAGGAGAACCTGTGTATCAGATAGCAGAAAATAACAGCGATGGAACACACACTACTGTTGTGTTTGATCCGATGACAAAAGAAGAAGCCGAAGAGAGACTAAAGTCTATGGGAGGCACAACTACAAAACCTGTAGAAGAGGCAGTAGCTGATGATTCTCCTGACTACAAGTCTATGACAAAGTTAGAACTAGAAGCCATGATGCGTGAGCATGGTGTAGAGCTAGACAGGCGCAAGTCAAAAGGTGAGTTGTTAAAAGAGGTAGATGATTATTTTACACATGTGCTACACACACCTAGTGAGGACTAATAATGGCTACATCGGGTACTACAGCATTCAACATGGACTTCACGGAGATCGCTGAAGAGGCGTGGGAACGTGCAGGTCGTGAAATGCGTTCTGGATATGATTTAAGAACTGCCCGTAGATCTATGAACTTGTTGACCATAGAGTGGCAAAACAGAGGGTTGAACCTTTGGACAATAGATAGTGCAACACAAGCCATCACCGCAGGTACAGCGCAGTACACGCTTGCCGCAGATACTATAGACTTGTTAGATCAAGTCATACGAACAGGTGACAGTGGTTCTGGAGGTCAGTATGGTGACGGAGGATCTACACAATCTGATCTCACCATAAGTCGTATTGGTGTGACTACCTTCGCGTCTATTCCTAACAAGTTAATACGCGGTAGACCTATTCAAGTATGGGTCGAAAGACTGCGTGATGCACCGCGAATAAACCTATGGCCCGTGCCTGATAAGTCCTATAGTTTTGTGTACTGGCGACTACGACGTATAGAAGATGCAGGGAACGGTATAGAAACAGCAGATATGAACTTTAGATTTTTACCTTGTCTGGTAGCAGGGTTGGCGTATAACATAGCTATGAAGACACCTGAACTTGCAGGTAGATTACAAATGTTAAAGGCTGATTACGACGAACAGTATAATCTAGCTGCTGGTGAAGACAGAGAGAAGGTATCTGAGCGTTTTGTACCACGAGTAGGGAGGATCTAGTGGCATTTGCATCCAGCAAGAAAGCAATAGCTGAATGTGATATTTGCGGGTTTCGATTTAAACTACGTGAGTTACGGAACATAATTACCAGAGGTAGGGACACAAATATCAAGGCTTGCCCAGAGTGTCATAGTCCTGACCACCCACAAAACAAACAAGGATTATATCCCGTGCGTGATCCCCAGGCGATACGTGACCCACGTCCAGATTTTGCAGGGTACGAACAAAGCAGAAACTATGCGTGGGGTTGGAACCCTGTAGGTGATGGACAGAACAACTATGGACTAAGTAAGAGTAGTAGTTTAAAAATGATTAGTGGTGTAGGGTCGGTAACGGTGACAACATGAATTATACAGAATTAAAAACAAACATAGCAGATATATGTGAAACGACGTTTACAGATGCACAGGTAAACATGTTTATACAGCAGGCTGAACAAAAGATATACAACACTGTTCAGATACCTGCGTTACGTAAAAATGTGTCTGCCACGACCACATCCAGTAATAGATATCTAGCCCTACCTGCAGATTTTTTATATGCGTACAGTATGGCTATCTACACTACAGCAGGTAACGTATACTCCTTCCTACTATACAAAGATGTTAACTTTATGCGTGAAGCATACCCAAATCCTGCTACGACAGGCGCACCGAAGCATTATTCGCAGTGGTCAGATGGGTTTTTTATATTGGGACCTACACCTGACGCTGCGTATAATGTAGAGCTTTACTATGGTCACTATCCAACATCTATTGTTACTGCAACCAATACCTTCTTAGGTGACGACTTCGATTCTGCTCTGTTAAACGGAGCGTTGATAGAGGCTGTAAGATTCCAGAAACAAGAGCCAGACGTTATACAAAATTACGAGAAATTGTACTTACAATCAATTACGTTGCTTAAAAACGCATATGAGGGTAGAAATGTTACAGATAATTATAGATCTGGGACATATAAGGTAGAGGTTAGTTAATGTTGACAAGCGCGATAAAAATGGGTGAGAACTTTAGTGTAGACGTTATAACTACCGATAATAGAGGTCTAACTCCCGAAGAAGTAACAGCGTTATGTTTAGACAAAATTATATCTGTAAGCGATACAGCACCTCCTGCCATAAAAGATCAAGCACAAGCATTTCGTGGTCGTCTAGAGCTTGTTATATTAGAGTATATGAAACAAGCTATAAAACATGATAGAGTAACAATATATAATGCAATAAAAGACGCAGGGTACGATAAACTCGCAGAACATATAAGGAGAATATAATGGCTTTTTCAGGCAACGCATTATGTAATTCATTCAAGCAAGAGTTACTAGAAGGAGTACATAACTTCAAAAATAGTGGAGGAGATACTTTTAAGTTTGTCATGTATACAAACTCTCAGGCGGGTAATGATAGTTTAGGAGGGAGTAGCAGCACTATGGACGCTACAGTAACCGCATATAACACTGGCGGGACTTCTTCAAACGAAATAAGTAACACTGGAGACTATAGTCAGGGTGGTGGCACGTTAACACGAGTTGACCCATCGTTGAAGTCTACGTCAACAGCTACAACACAGTTTGGCACTTTAACGTTTTCTAGCGTCACTTTGACCGCGAGAGGAGCGTTGATATATAATGACAGTGCATCAGGTGATCCTGCTATATGTGTGTTAGATTTTGGAGCAGATAAGTCAGCATCAAGTGGCACGTTTCAAATAAACTTTCCAACTAACGACGCGAGCAACGCACTAATAAGGATAGCATAATGGCATTTAAACTTGCGGATAGAGTCAAAGAAACAACTGTAACCACAGGCACAGGTAATATAGCTCTTGGTGGAGCGATAACAAACTTTGAAACATTTTCTGCAAATCTTAGCAATAGTGATACCACGTACTACGCTATAGTAGATAATACAAATGGAGCATTTGAGGTTGGTCTAGGCACATACAATTCTTCAGACAACACGTTATCACGATCTGTCATAGCAAGTTCAAATAGTAACAATGCCGTGACGCTAGGGTCTGGCACTAAAGAAGTCTTTATAACAGCTGTCGCGGATAAGATTGTCATGGAAGATGGTAGCAACAATGTTGCCATAGGAGGCACAGTAACTGCCACGGCTTTTAGTGGTAGCGGTGCAAGTCTTACAGGTGTCGACGTAGTAAATGATACGAGTCCTCAGTTAGGTGGCAACCTAGATGTGAACGGTAACGACATAGTATCAACTTCTGGGGATGCTAATATAGAAGTGGCTCCTCATGGTACTGGGGGTCTTGTTGTAAAAGGCAATAGTACAGGATCAGAAAACCAAGGAAAAATAATATTAAACTGCCAAAATAATTCACATGGACAAACTATAAAATCGCAACCTCACAATCTAGCGGCTAGTAACACACTATTGCTTCCAGGGGGTAATACTATTGGGAACGATAATAGCACGTTAGTCTCAGAGATTGGGACACAAACACTCACAAACAAAACATTGACAAGTCCTGTTATAGAAACAGTAACAGGGTCAACGATTACGCTAGACTCAGCAGGAGATATAACCCTGGATGCAGGTGGAGCCGATGTAACGCTAAAAGATGACGGTACTACATATGGTAGCCTAACAAATAGCAGTGGTGAGTTGGTAGTTAAGTCTGGTTCAACTCCGACAACAGCTATGACGTTCAGTGGAGCTAATGTAACTCTAGCAGGAAATCTTACAGTGAATGGCACGACAACTACGGTTAACAGCACTACGTTAACTGTAGACGATCCTATAATAACGCTTGGAGGTGACTCTGCTCCTGGTAGTGATGACAACAAAGATAGAGGTGTGGAGTTCCGATATCATACTGGATCAGCAGCTAAAGTAGGTTTCTTTGGTTTTGATGACGATACAGGAAAATTTACATTCATACCTGACGCAACGAATAACTCTGAGGTGTTTAGTGGATCAGTTGGTAATGTAGCTTTTGGTATTGGTACGTTTAGCTCTTTAGATATATCTGGTGACGTAGATGTAGACGGAATCCTTGAAGCTGATGCCATGACATTAAATGGTACATCAATTACAACAACAGCAACGCTATCAACAGGCATATCAAATGGTAATGTTTTGGTTGCAAATGCAAATGTAGTAGATAATGATTTTCTGAGAGTTGACGGAACAAGCATAGAGGGTAGAAGTGCTTCTGAGCTTGCAACAGACATAGGGGCAGCTACAACAGACGATGCAACAGCTTTGGCGATAGCGTTAGGATAAAGGAGAAAACACATGGCAAATGACGCAATAGCAAGCATACAGGCGACAATATTACCTGATGAGATAGCCAAGACTATTTCGGCTACTATGACGGTTTCACCTGCTGATGCAAATGATAAATGGTATTTTAAGAAAACAAGTGTAGCCAACTCAAGTGGTGATTTAATAGATGCAGGAGATACTTACATAGATTATACAGCAAAAGCACTTGACGCAAGCACCACGGTTGCAACAGGTGACAAAGTAAACTTTCTGTTTATCAAGAATATCGACACAAACAGTAGAAGTATCTACATAGTGTTGGATGCAGGCACAGCATCATCTTCAGCAGGTGATGGGATTACAATAGGTCCAAATGAGTTTTTCTGTGCGAGATTACCAAATACAACAGTTGCTGACATACACGCAATATCATCAGCATCCACAGCAGAGGTTTTAGTTTGTGCATTACTAGATGATGTAGGTTAAGGAGAAACAGATGGCTAATACATTTAAGAACAAAGTGTATGATGGCTCGAACACATCGGCTAACGCTTTGATGAATGTCTACACGGCTCCATCTGCCACAACAACGGTTGTGATTGGTTTGACACTAGCAAACACGACTACAAGTCAGATAACAGCCGACATCAAGTTAAGTGCAGGACAGACTGTGTTTTTAGCCAAAACCATACCGATACCTTCTGGATCATCCTTTGAATACATGGGAGGCAACAAGGTTATTATGGAGACAGGTCATACGTTAAGTGTTTCATCAAACACAGCGAATAGCCTAGATACTGTAGCAAGTATAATGGAGATTACATAATGCCATACATAGGAAGTCAAGTTGGTTCAAGTTTTTCATCAAGACCTGCAACACAGGAGTTCAACGGAGATAACTCTACAACGGTCTTTACGTTAAATCAGACTGTTACTCAAGAAGACATCGTAGTAAGCGTTGACGGTGTAATACAGGAGAGCGTAGACGCATTTACTGTACCAAACGGTACTAGCCTTACATTCACAGAAGCTCCATCAAGTGGTACAGGGAATATCTTTGTAATCTATCTTGGTGCAACAGATGTAAGCACAACAATACCTGCACAAAATAAAGGCACATTTAAGAATGGTGGTATGTTTAGAGTTAACTCACAGACTGTAGATGTAAATACAACGATAGAAGCAACAGAGAATGCGACAGCAACAGGACCTTTGACAGTATCTTCTGGTATAACCATCACAGTAAATTCTGGAGGTAATCTAGCAATCATATGAGCAACCTTCTAGTACAGAATATAAAACATACGAATGGCACTACGTCTCAGACTATTGATAGTAGTGGAAACACAACTGTTTCACAAAATTTAACAGTATCTGGTTCACAAATATTAACTCCAGCTAGACCAAGTTTTTTTGTAAGAGGTAATGATGGTTGGAAAGACCATGGCTCAACTAGGGTTGTATTTTTTAAAACATCAACTCAAGCTGTGGAAATAATATCAAATGTAGGTAGTCATTTTGATGCATCTACTGGAAGATTTACTGTTCCTGTTACTGGTCTTTATCAGTTTAATGTTTCTCTTTATTGTAACGAAACTGGTGATAGTTTTACCTATGCTCAATTTTATGTTGATGGCGCTCATCTGCATAACAATTTTATGATATATCGAAATGATGATACTGGATACCCAGATAACTCTTTAAATTTTTCAACTGCTGTTGAATTAACTGCATCACAATATATGGAGATTAGGGTCGTAGAAGATTTGTATGGACATCATTGTTATTGGAATGGGTTTTTAGTAGGATAAAAATATGACAATAGAAGAAAGACATTTTAGACAAGTAAGAAACGCAAAACTAGCAAAGTGTGATTGGACACAAGCACCAGACAGTCCTCTTTCAGACACCAAGAAAGCAGAATGGGCAACATATAGACAAGCTCTTAGAGATTTAACTAAAACAGTTACACCTAAGTTTTTACCAGATAGTCCAAAGATAGATGAATCTGATTTTCCCAAAGAGCCATCATAGGATAAACAATGAGTACATTAAGAGTAGACAGCATACGAGGACAGACAGCAGATGGCACGAATAGGTATGTGGTGCAGGTTGTCGAGGGTAGTTTTTCTACATTAACATCTACTACATCTACAAGTTTTATCACAACTGGGTTAGAAGCAACAATCACACCTTCCTCTACCTCTAACAAGATTTTAATTTCAGTAGCTATGAATGGTGTTCATAGTCCAGAAACAGATTATGTGGTTTTTCATATATATAAAAATGATGTAAACCATCACTCTTTTTCTACTAATGTTGGACAAAATGGTGAGAATGACTCAAATAGCGTGGTACATTTTTATTTAGACTCTCCTGCTACAACAAGTGCCACAAAGTATACTGTTTACCATAGAAGTGGTAATGGAGGTGGTGTAGGCATCAACAACTACGGCATAGGAGGTAGTGGAAGCACAAGAAGTACGATTCTATTACAGGAGATTGCCCAATGAGTACACTATCAGTAGACACAATACAGGGTAAAACAACAGCAGGAACTGTGGCTATGCCTAGTGGCACTCCAGTGCAACTACAAGTCACACAAGGTAATTTTAGCTATCAAGAAATAAGTTCAACAAGCATGGTTGAAGTTACAGATATAAACGTAACAATCACTCCAAAATTTGCATCTAGTAAAATATTAGTTTCTCTCCAAACTGCTTGGTGGCTTACTAATGATGCCAATAATTATTTGATTACAACTATATACAGAAGCATTGGTGGAGGGTCTTTTTCAAATCTTGCTGTAGATAATAATTATGATGCACTAAGATTTCATGCTCCTGCTAGAAATGCAACTTTGACAGACGTTTGTAATATAGATTATATAGACACACCAAATACCACGAGTGCAGTAGTATATAAATTTTACGCAAGAAGATATGATGGTACAAATAATGTTAGAATTAAATATTCACAAACATCAAGTTTTATTATGGCAACGGAGGTAGCACAATGACAACAATATCACAAGCATTAACGAGTTTAGGAGTTACAGAGTGGGTACTCAGAGGAGAGCCTACAAGTGAAGAAGAATTTGCTTCTATGTTTCGCAAGGTTACTGGAGCAGATAAAAATGGTTCAGCAATCGAAAGTGCAGACCCAAAGGACTGGGGTGTAACATACGCACAGGTAGCAGGAGAAAAGACGTTACTGCAAAGCCGTGAGCCAATGCGATTGCTTCGTATAGAACGAGACAGATTACTGGCAGAAACAGATTGGACTGCGTTAGGTGATGTAACCATGTCGAGTGCTATGAAAACCTATAGACAACAGCTTAGAGATTTACCTGCGAGTTCTGATCCAAAGTTAGGTAGTGATGGTAAATTAGACATGAGTAGTGTAAAGTTTCCAACTAAACCAAGCTAGGAGTAAGAAGTGGCGTTAACAAGAGTAAGAACAGGTGGTATCACGGATAATGCTGTAAATGACGCTAAATTTGATACAGCAAATACATCATTATCGACTATTTTAGACCCTGTAAGTGCAAGTGGTAGTTCTGTTTTGTATTTAACAGGAATACCTACTACAGCAACGAGAGTTACTCTTACTTGGTACTATTTATCTCAGTCTTCAACCACACGAGTATTTATGAGATTAGGTCATGCAGGGGGGTTGTTTACATCTGGATATTACACCAAAAGGGGAGATATTTATGATTCAAGTAATTCAGGCGGTTCTTATGACAGCAATGACAGTTATTTAGCTCTTGATGATTGGACTAATGCCGCAAACCAATTTATATGTACTTATGAATTTACGGCTTTTGACAGAACAAGCACAGACAGAGTGTGGCATTATAGAACTCAGATTCTTAACCCAGGTTATACGCAATATGTTATCTTTGTAACAGGATTTGTTGCTTGTGGTGATAAATCTTCAACACCTTTAAGTAGAATTGTAGTTTATACAGAAGATGGAGCTAATTTTGATGCTGGAATATTACAGTTAAAATATAGTTAGGAATTAATATGCCATACATAGGAAAAGCACCCAATCAAGGCGTTAGAACACGCTTTATATACCAAGCCACAGCAGGGCAGACTTCCTTTAGTGGTTCAGATGCCAATGCGAACGTATTGAGCTACAGCGATGGGGAGTATGTGGATGTCTATCAGAATGGTGTTTTACTTAAACCCGCAACAGATTACACATCTACTTCTGGCACAACAGTAGTGCTAGTAACAGGAGCATCATTAAATGATGTGGTAGAGATTGTAGCCTACGATGCGTTTACAATAGCCAATAGCTACAGCAAGTCAGAATCAGATACACGCTATCCTTTTCTTGGAAACGACAGTATAATACGAACCAACGGCAACAGTATCACAGCAGATATAACAATACCAAGTGGTACAAACGGATTGTCAGCAGGACCTATAACAGTTACAAATGCTACAATCACAGTTAACGGAGTGTATACAATAGTATGACCAGTAGATTATTAGTAGATAAGATTGAGGGGAAGACTACGGCAAATACTGTGCAGATGCCAAGTGGTTCTGTGTTACAAGTCGTATCAAGCGAACATAGTAGTGAAACTTCCACAACTTCAACCTCTTTTGTTGATACAGGGCATAGTTTAACTATTACACCAAAATTTAGTACGTCAAAAGTTCTTATAACTCTCATGGGAGGAAGAATGACTTATGGTACAGTTAATCAGATTTCGGTTAATATACTGGCAAGTATAAATGGTGGCTCTTACGCAGATGTTATTCTTGCAGTTGACCTTCTTACAATGAATAGCACTTATGGTTTGAACATGGCATCACAGAAATTACATTCTCCAAATACAACTGGTGCTGTAATTTATAAAACGCAGTTTGGGTCTGGTAATGGCGCAGAACAACTTTATACTTCATCAAGCTGTGTTGTAACTTTAACAGCAATGGAGATATCACAATAATGGCAAGTGAACTTCATGTAGATGCAATAAAACATTCTGGTGGCACAAGTGCTATGACGATAGGTAGTAGTGGAGCAGTACATATTCCTGGTCATGTAATACAGACAGTAAAAGTACAGCAAATATTTTCAGAAGTTACAACAACTGGAAGTTCTTATGTAGACAGTAATATGGCTTTGGCAATTACTCCAAAGTTCGCTAGTTCAACTATTCTTTTTTTGGCTCGTGCTTGGACATCTATAAATCAAAGTTCTGGTGCAATAAATATGCAAGTAACACGCACTATATCTGGTGGAAGTGCAACCAACTTTGAAGGTGGACATATATCAATAGCTGAATATGGACAAACAAGTGGCCCTAGCTATAGAGAAGAAAGTAAACAATTTATGTGTTTTGATGAACCAAACACAACAACTGCAACTACATATACAATTACTTTTAAATCAGGTGGTGGTACTGCCAGAGTGGGTGTAAGTAATAGAACAGGAACTATTATACTACAGGAGATAGCTCAGTAATGGCATCAATACTTAAAGTAAATACCATACAAGACGCAACGAACTCTAATACGGCTATGACTATTGATAGCACAGGACGTATATTAACTCCTGCTAGACCTTCATTTAGAGCGCAACCATCTTCAGAAATAACTAATCAGACTTCTGGAGATATAGTATTTGGTGAAGCAGGAGCAAATGATGAAGCTAGTCATGGATGTCATAACGTGGGGAATCATTATTCAACAAGCACAGGTAAATTTACAGCACCAATAACAGGTATCTATTTCTTTAGTTTCACTGGACTTGCGTATGCACAAAACCCAGTAACAGTAGAATTAAGACTTAATTCACAAGCTGTATGTGCCTTAAATGCAAATTTGACAGACGATGAAAGTAATTACGAAACCATACAAGGTTCTTTGGTTCTTAAGATGTCTGCAAGTGATACGTTTAATCCAGTTGTAACTACAGGAAACTTTCATGGGAATGTAAATTATTCACAGTTTTCTGGTTTTTTAGTGGGATAAAAACATGAGCAGAGCAGCAGAATTAGCAAAATTTATAGCAGATGGCACAAGAAGCACACACCCTGCTTTTTTAGTGTCTGCAACTTCAGGTCAGACTAACTTATCTGACGACACAACCATAGCTTTTACAGAAATATTTGACCAAGGTGGCAATTTTGCATCTAATACGTTTACTGCACCAGTCACTGGACGTTATCAACTAAATCTTCAAATGTATACAAATGAGGTAGACTATGACGGAGCATTTGCTCAATTTAAGTTAATCACTTCAAATAGAAATTATTTAACAGTTGTAGACCCAGGAGCATTTGATTCTAATCCTGATTACTGGTCTTTCACTATTGCTGCTCTGGCTGATATGGACGCATCAGATACAGCTACAGTGCAACTTGATATTGGGAGTGGGCATGGAAACACTATAGACATAAGCACGTTTTCTTACTTTTCTGGGTTTTTAGTAGCCTAATGCTTGGCTTTAATGCCATATCAGAAGTAGCAATAGCTGACCAGCCAGGAGTTACGTTATTTTTATCAGGGGTAAGTGGAACCACAGCAATAAACGCGGTGGGAGTCGAATCTACAGGTGCTGTTAGTGTAACAGGTGTTACAGGAACGTCGGCTCTGGGGAACATAACAGTCGCAGGGTCAGCAGTTCTAAGTGTAACTGGATTTTCTACTACACTTTCGCAGGGTAATGTATTAATATGGGGAGAAATTATTACTGGCGTAACAACTGAGTATACAAATATAACCACAGGAGCGTCACAGACGTGGACAGAAATATCAACAGGGGCTTCACAAACGTGGACAGAAATATAGAGGTAAGACATGGTTTCTACATATACAGCTAACGGTGGTATTGAAAAGATCGGTTCAGGTGAGCAGTCTGGTACATGGGGCGATACCACAAACACAAACTTCGATATTATAGACAGACTGATAAGTGGAGTCGGTGCTATAACACTCTCAGGCACTTCAAGCACGTTAACAACGCAAGAGGGTACTTTGTCTGATGGTATGTTTAAAGTTTTAGTATTAGGGGGATCACCCTCTGGCACACATACTATAACTATAGCCCCAAATGATGCTGATAAACTGTATTTTGTTAAAAACGGTACGAGTCAAATAGCCACTTTCACTCAAGGGTCAGGTAGTGACGTTAGTGTAGCCGCAGGTGCAGGTGCGATCATTTTTGCTGACGGAACGGGGTCAACAGCGGCAGTAACAGATTTAACTGCTTTATTTCCTAACTCAAACACATCTGGAGCAGGTGTATTCTCAAGTATCACGGCAAATGGTGGTGTAACTGTGGATAATATAAATATAGATGGTACAGAGATAGACCTAAGTTCTGGCGATCTTACAGTAGATGTTGCAGGTAATATTGACCTTGATGCTGATGGAGGCACTGTAAAAATATCTGACGGAGGCACAGAACTCCTAAATATTACTAATTCATCAAGTGATGTGGTTATTAAACCCGTTGTCGATGGTAAAGATATTATATTTCAACAGAGAGATGGGACAGAAGTCGCTAGAATAGAGGACAATGGTACGTTTAACGTGGTTACAGACAAGTTTGCCATAAACGGCACGGCTGTAACGTCCACGGCTGCTGAGTTAAACATATTGGACGGAGCCACAGCCACAGCATCTGAACTAAACCTGTTAGATGGAGACACGTCAGTCGGTAGCTCTATAACCGTAGCAGACTCAGATGGCATAATAGTCAACGATGCTGGGACAATGAAAACCATACCTGCGAGTGCTGTGAAGACCTACGCAACCACAGGAGCGACAAGCGGAACTGTTACAAGTGTAGCTACAGGCAGCGGCTTGACAGGTGGTACGATAACAAGTTCTGGTACGTTATCTCTGAAGAACAGCTTTTTAGCCTCTAATGGCACAGTAACTACTGGATCTGGTACGAGTTTTACAGCTTCAACATACCCACATTTCATATCGGGAGCTACAGTTTCTACGGGAGGAGGCACATTTACGGTTACAGAAGCTGACGGCTCTACGCATACGCTTAACATGAGAGACGGTGATGGTGGCACACATGACACGTTTGCCACTTTGTTGCCCGCGGGATCGTCTATAACTGGTAATACATTTCAATACCTAGCCGTAGCATTAATTCCAGGTTGACCATGACAAAATCAGATATTACAGACATACTTACACAGTTAGCTGTTATGCAGCAACAAATGAAATCCGTAGAATCAAGAGTAAAAAGACTAGAACAGCTTGTTATATGGGCTTTTGGTATTTACACAACCGCAACTATAGGTGCTATTTATAGTGGAGTTATCTAAGTGTTTGATCCCGTCACTATATCCGCTGCTGTAGCCACAGCCAGTACGGCATTTTCAGGGATAAAACGTGCTTTTCAGGCAGGTCGTGATTTGGAATCCATGAGTCAGGATCTATCGCGTTGGATGGGGGCTGTTAGTGACGTGGACGCAGCGCATAAATCTGCCAAGAATCCAACTATGTTTCGTAAGGTGTTCAGCGGTGGTAGTATAGAACAAGAGGCAATCGAAGCGTTTACGGCAAAAAAGAGATTGGAAGAGCAACGATACGAGTTACAACAGTTTATTAAGTTTACCCACGGAACAGCAGCATGGGACGAACTGCTAAGAATGGAAGGACAAATACGCAAGCGTAGACAACAGGAAATTTATGATAAAAAGATATTTAGAGAAAAGGTTGTGGGTGTCGTGGCGATCACTATTGTGCTTGCTGTTGGCTTGGCTGTTCTTGGCCTCTTCATCTACTCCCTTATGGGACTCGACAGAGGATGGTTCGGCTAAGTGTGTACGTAAGCAGGGTGGTCAGGAGACATTTGAATGGTTATGTGTAGAAGACGGAGTGATATATTTAGCACAATCAGAAAATATTATTCAATGTTTTAGTTGCTTTTTAAAAAAATTTAGTGACTGGACATGGGAACAAGAGGTGCGAAAAGGTGTAAGGGAAGACCCTAAACATGTTACATGTAGAAGATACAAGAGGCGAAAAGCAAAAAATGGGCAAGAAGTTTGTCTATACAAAGGCGCAAATGATACATATACTTTGGTGGTAGAGGGGCAGTGTCCTATGGAGTTTAGGTGTAAATACGATCCGAACGGTAAAGAACCAAATATAGATAGTGTGGTAGATTCGTTAAATGATAATTTTAAGTAGGTTAAAATGGCACAGAAAAAACTAGAAAAAGGATCTGTTTGGGAAAAAGCTGATGCGAATGGTGATGGTATAGTAACAGATCAGGAGATGGCTATGCGTGAGCGCATGGTGTTGTTAGAAAATAGAGACAAAAAAGAAGATCAACAACGCCACCTTGTATGGTTTTCTGCTATAACTGTAACCTTATTTATAGTTGTGCTTATGACACCATTAGTCCCTGTTGATAGAATTTCACACCTCTCAGGAATTGCTGAGATTTGGGTACTATCGAATATGGGCGTTTTGGCTAGCTTCATTGGTTTTAATCAACTTGCAAAAAGAAAAGACAAAGGAGATGAACATGCACGTTAAAAAGGTAAAGAAAGTAGTAAAAGGTCTTAAAAAAGCGTCTAAGTTACATGCAAAACAAGCCAAGTCTCTAGGAACCTTACTTAACAATAAAAAGTTTAAGGACTATGGTAAAAAACCTGGGGGTAA